ATTTCTTCTGCATACAAACTCATACGTTTTGCAGTTGTTCCTAATTCATATGTGTTATCTACATCAGGTATTAGGTCACCAACTATGTCTGCGTTAATTGTAAAGTTATCTTCGTCACCTGTACCAGCAATAATTACACTGCCATCAAAAGTAATATTACCTGTTGCGTGTGTGCTACCATCAACAGTAACAGTTTTACCTGCTGTTACAATTTCGTTTGTACCTGTACCGTTTGGACGAATGTCTATATTGCTATTTGTGTTGTAAGTAGAAATTTGATTGCCAGTGATTTTGATTTGATTAGTTGCTAATCCACCAACTGTAATGTCTTGTGCAGAATTTAAAAATATAGATCCTGTTAAACTATCAATACCGTTTGTACTTACTGTTAAATTTCCTAAATTTAATGAATTATTAAGATATAAATCTGGTTGTCCTGCTGTTGTATTTCTAAATTTTGCAGTACCATCAATAGTAAAGTTTCTTGGGCGAGTAACAGTTTTAATACCGATCTTACCGTCAGTATGACCTATGTACAATAGATTAGTTTCTATTGCTAAATCTGACTGTCTTTCTAAATTGCTTTTTAAAAGCGGACCGGATATTCTTCCAAGACTCATTTTTAGTACTCCTTACTAATATTTATCGGAATATTATGTCCAAGGACGGCCAGTCTTTAAAGATCCTGTTGTGATTTGTTTTTTCTTTGCTGTGCTGTTTTCACTTGCTGTGTATAGAGTAGGCATTAAACCTTTTTTAAGTTTAGATCTTTTACCTGTTGCCGCACGTTTTTCTGCCGCAAGTTTTAACTTTTGTTCTTGGCGTTGTCTTTTATAAGTTAAGTGTGATATACCGTTAGCAGACATTATTTGTCAAAGTTATGAATTACAGTTACAGGCTTACCTAATGGAACTGCCTGTGTAAATTTAATGTAATAACCATCAGCATAAGGCTGATTTGGTCCTGTTAAATTTCCTGACGTACTTTGTTCTAGTGTATAGTTTGTTGTGGCTAATTGTAAAACGTTTTCTACTAATACTAATACGTTTTGTGCCGCACTAGGAACTGGAAATGCACTATCACCACTTGCTAAAACACCAAACACTGTTTCTGTTCCGTCACCGTTACCTAAACTTTGTTGTGTTATAGTTGTTGGCTCTTGTAATCTTATTGGTTTCCAAACACCTGCTTGATAAAATTCAACATAATTTTCTTGTGTATTATATCTTATCTGTCCTATTTGTGCAGTGTTAGGTCTTTGTGCATTGTTACCTCTTGGAAGATTCAATGAATTTGTAGACTCCATACGTACACCCTCATCGGTATCGAAATAAATTCCTTTACCGTGTTGGATACCACGTGTGTTTGTAGTTTGAGCCTTTAAAAATTTCATCTTATACCTCTAAAAAACTTACCGTTGCTGACAAATTTAATGGAGCCTGTGATACAGCAACAATGGAATCACCTTCACTTAATACCATCTTCTCTGTGTCAAAAGTAAATGTTTCTGCACCAGTAACATTTATTTCTTTACAAACTTGGTTAACTGCTCCAATACTTTGTCCTTGCGGAACAAAGTGTAAATCAAATTTACTGTCATTACTTCCTGTTGGATCTTCTGCCGCAGTGTTACATACCATTAAAGTCAAAATAGCATACTGTTTTCCAGCCGGTACAACTACTAAATTTGTGTTAGTTGATCCAATTAATGAATTTGCTAGTGCCATTTGTCCTCCTTAAAATAACATTCCATATAGTAGCGATCTATTTCTACTAATTAGTTCATCTCTTTCACTAGTACTATTTACATAATAGATACCAGTATTTCCATTACCTTCGGCTTTGGCATATATTTTTACACCGTCTGTTGGAGCCGCAGGATCTATTGTATTATCATCTAGTCCTGGAGTTGAATTAATATGTAAAGTGTCATCAATTCTAATACTTCCAGTACCTGGAGATTCTAAAACTAGATCACTATTACTTAGATATGAACTTATTGTAGAACCTTTTACCATTATGTCAAATAATTCTGTTCTTTCCTCAAAGAATGTAGAAGTACGTTGACCATTTACATCTACGAATGCTTGTGATATAGTACTATCTTCACTAATGTCAGTTACTTTTACAACTGTATCACCGCTTGTAATTTGAGGACTTGAAAATCCTAAAAAGGCATTTTGAATTCTATCTACTACGAATTTTCTGTTTGGAATGTCATCATCAAACTGAACTTGGTTTTCGTAGTCTGCTGTTCCAGATACATTAATAACACCTGTACCTTGATTAATTAAATTTAAATTACTTCCGCCTGTTGCAATGTGTGTAAGAAAGAATCCAATGTTATCATTGTTTTCATCTTTAAATTTAAATGCACCTTGCTTGATTGTTTGTGTAACAGGTTCATTGTAAGTTATTGTTTCGTCAAATACAAGTAAAGCATCTGGTAATGTACCTCTGTCTATTCTAATACCTGAAGTATTTAAACTTACACCTGCACCAGTTTCACCTTGGTTCAAAACTATTACATTATCTTGAATTGTTAAGTTTGCAGAAGATACAAAAGTTGTGTCACCTTGTACTTGAAGGTCACCTGTGATTATAAATTGTCCTTGTTGAACGCCAGTATCCATTGTAATGGAACCGCCTGGCTGGACAGTTAGTTTGTAATTTCCGTTTGCAACATTAACAAGTTTTGACATTCTCTAATTCCTAAAGTTACTGTAGGGGATTGCTCCCCTACAATATATTCTAATTACGCATTTGCGAAATCGTCATCATCGTTACCTGCTGTATCGTCGTCACCTGCTTCTTCTACTTGCGCCGCACCGTCATTGGTTGCAGTTGAGAAGTTCCATGCTACTGACGTACCTGATAAAGCATTTGATCCTGTACCGTCTGGTGCAATTATAGTTGCTTTTCTACCAGCGATTTTAGAAACTTGATATGTTTCTGAATCATCACCTTTTACAGTGATTGCCATTTCAGTACCAGTCAATGCTGATGCTAATTTTCCTGTTGTTAAGAAACGATCATATTCAGTGTCGTCAGCACCAATTGTTGCTACTCTGAATTTTTTTGATCCTAATTGCTTAACGATATGTCCTTCCACAACTGCTGAACCGTTGTGAAATTCTACTTTGATTTCGTTGCCACCCGCAGTTGGCTCTCCGAAAAACTTTTTATTAAGTGGTCTACCCATTTTTTTTCTCCTCTTTTAGAAGTCCGATGCAGGTTCTATCTGCTACGGGGTTTTGTCCCCATAAGTCCACCAAAAATTATGTGGCACACTATCATGACAAAAGTATTTATCCAATATGTAATAATGGATTAGGCTTGCGGACTGTTACGTTTATGAACTCACGAATGAAGTTAAAATTACCGCTTAATGCTTCAAAGAGGTCGCTGTGTAGGTGTTTACTACACATGGTATAACTTGTACTACCTATCTGAACAAAGTAACTTACAGACACCTTATTTTCACAATATTCAGGAAAAACACCTGATAGAAATAGAGCAGTATCTCCTAGTTCTTTTCCTTTCAATCGATGATTTTGGATTTCAAATAATTCCTGTGCAAAAGTTGTTTTTGGTAAAAAATTTGGATTGTCTATTTTGTCAGCAAGAAGCATTACTACATAGGACTCAATTTCTAATGGTAATTGATAACCCGTAGTCTCGGATGCCTCCTTGACAATGTCGAAAAAGGCCGATGTATATTCGTCCTTCATACATATATTTATCTGGGGAAAGTTAAGTACTTTAACACTACTCGGGAGGCCTTGCTGTGAACTCACCTCCAACTTTCGATAAGCAGATCACATCTGAATTTTGCAAGGTTTAGATATGATATCTACTTCCAACCACCTCCGCCTAAACCTAGCCACTTGGCCGCGTAAAAGACTTTAGTGTGCATTACCCCCCTGCCGAAGGGTTGTTCTGCCACAAGTGCTAAGAGTTTATAACTCTCTTAGTTTGTGTTAAAGTTAATATTAATATAACATTGTTTGTAGAAAAAAGCAACCGAAAAAAGCAAAAAGGTTTACCAAAATAGATATTTTGGCCATAAAAAAAGGGCGACATAAAGCCGCCCTTTTAATAAGTTTACAATCTCTTACGAGAATGTTACGTTTGCTACACTAACTCTTGCTAGGTAGTCTGCCGCATTACCTAATGAAGAAGCAGTATTGTTTAACTCAACATATCCGTATCTAGTCATGAAAGACACAACTGGTTCGAAAGATGATGGGTCAAGTACAACGCCACTTGACATTAATGGAATGTAAGGACAGTAGAACGCCGCCGCATCTGCTTCTGATGTTCCTTTGTACCCTACTAATACATCAGTAGTATCTGATGCATAAGCGTCAACGTAAACTTTCATTGCACCATTTAAAGTACCTACTAATTTAGTATTAGTTGGTGCTTCGAACGTACCTTCAGTTGTTCTTGCGAACGCTGAAGTTGTTGCTGACTGAAGAACTGTTAACGTATGCGGTGATACCACTGCAAAGTTACCAGCACCACGTCTTGTACGTTGTGCAATTTTGTTTGCCGCTCTGTTTATCATAACAGCCAACGCCGCGTGTTCATCACCCACGAATGTTGCTGTACCTGATACTGCGTTTTGATCGTATTGAACGTCTGATTCAGCCGAACCAGCAAGTGTTCTTAATGAGTTAAGAACTTCTTGGTCGATTTCAGCAGTAATTTCTTGGGCTAATGCCGCCATAATTTCTGCTTCGATATCGATACCTTGCTGTGCTTGTGCATCCTGAGCCGCTTCAAAAGTCCAACGAGCACTCAATTTACGAGTTTTCGCTTCAACTGTTTGTTTTAAGATCTGAATGCTTAAACGCTTACCAGCAGTACCTTCTAGGTTTGCTGTTGCGTCTGCTTTATCAGTGGATCCGCCACCTGAGTAACCTAAACCAATTTGGAAAGGTGATAATGCTTCTTCGCCTGCTGTTACGTCATCAAATGAATCTGCATATCTTACTCTTAATGTGTGGATTTGTCCAACTGGACCAGTCATTGGTTGTACACCTACGATTTCGTTAGCGATAACCGTTGGCATAACACGTCTAATTACTGGAAGGATAACTCTGTTAAGAGTTGCAACATTACCCGCGCCTGTGGCACCTGCAGTAGCCGCCTCTGCCAAATACTTTCTAGTATTTTCTAGAGTAGCGGACATCACAGACTTTTTATTGCCTGTTAGGCCTTCGAGCAACGCAACTTTTGTATCCTGCCATTTACTTTCTAAAAGTTCTGACATTATTTTCTCCTTATTTTAATCCTGCAAGTCTTCTAATATCTACAACATTATCAACTTTTGCAGAATCACTTGCACTCGAACTATTTTCTTCTTTATCGCCTGTAATTTCTTTTGCCTCGGTAAGTGTCGCCTTCTTTGCTACTGACTTGCCATCGATTACAGCAGAAAGGTACTTGTTAAAGTGTCCTTGTAACTTTTCAGTTTCTACTGACTCTAGTAAGTCTTGCATAATCTCTTTCTGTTCTTTGCTCAAAGGAGCAACTAGTTCAGAAATTGTTTCTTTTCTCTTTGCGGTTTCAACAGCATTTTTAATTTCAGCATCTTTGCTTTCAACTAATTTTGCTTTTTCCTCAGCATTCGCTTTTGCTTCCGCAAGTTGTTTATCCTTCAGATCAACTACTTTAAGTAGTTTTGCAGTTTCGCTTTTCTCATTCATGTATGAATTGCTATACTCTTCTGCAAATGTCTCGAAAATTTTACGACCGAAGTCATTTCTACGTGCTGTGTCGATGTCTTCTTTCAATTGACTAATTTCATTGTTCAATGTTTTAGCAACTGTTTTTTCGACAACTTTAGCACCTTTTTCGATGAAGGATTGTTTTACTTTACTTAAATGTTCTTTGGCTTCACGAATTAATCTAACCTTCGTTTCTGCCAAATCTTTTTTGTCTTCGTGGAACTCAGCAATTTCTTTTGCAAGAGCATCAACTACAAATTCCTCAAGTTTGCCAAATTTACTTGACATTGCTTTTTGGTCTTCATGTAGTTCAGAAACTTCTTTGCCTAACTGTTCCATTACAAAGCCTTTAAGTAGGTCTGCGTTTTCACGCATTGCTACATGGTACTTTGCTCTGGCTTCAGCAAGTTTTTTTCTATCTTCTGCAAACTCTGAAATTTCTTCGTTTAGTTTTTCATCTAACATTTTTTCCACGGCTTCAACCATGTTGGCTTTATCGTGTTCGTATTTAGATGCAAATTCCTCACGCAACTCAGCAGTGATTTGCATTTGATTTTCTTTAACTTTGGCATTCCAAGCCTCTTCGATGTCATTCTTGATCTCTTCTGAAATTGCATTCGTTTCAAAAAGTGATTTTAAAGCGTCTAACATCTGGTTCTCCTTATTTCAAACCTTTAATAACATTCATTAAAGATTCTTTGATGTACTTCTGTGCCTTTTGATCGCCTTGGACCTCTTTAGCCAAATTTAAAGCCTGATACCCACCACGGGCATTTAGTAAATGCTCATATATTGGTGTCGGATAGGCACCAGGAGCACTTGGTTGTGCTACTACGTCCACAGTAATGATTTCAAAATCTGAAACCGTATTGCTTCCGTCTTCGCTAACATTCCCTGAACCTCTTGATGAGACCCCTAATTTAACTCCGCTTTCCAGCATTGTTTTAACTAGGACTCCCATCGGTGTAGGTAATATCTTCATCTTTCCATAGCCATTTGGTCCATCTGTCCACATCTCTGTGATCATATGGCTTACTCTGTCTAGGTTAATATTAAGTCCTTCTGGATGATCAACTTCGCCAAGAACACTGTATCCTCCGCTTATTTGATCGTTGAGAGTGTTGACAGCCCTACTAATCTCGCTTACAGGATACACTCTTTGGTTTGCGTTTCTAACGCCACCTTGAATACAAATACCTTTTAGGTAAAGGTCTTTGCCTCCCTTATCGTTCTCAGTAGTTTCAACGACCATCTTCGCTTGGTCGAATGTCAAGTTCTCACGTAAGTTTAACACCACTATCCGTTCCTAATATTACGAACCAATGACGCTTTTGCCATCAGTTCCAGTTTCGCCTGCGCCTTTTTTCTCAGCACCATGGCCTTTGGAGTCTGCTTTCATAGACTTACTTGCTTTACCACCTGGAACATTCACGTTACCTGCTGAATCTTCTTTTGGTGATGCCGCTGATCCGCCTTTTTCCTCTGCAGAACCGCCTGCTATGTTAGAAGCACTTCCACCCATATCGTTTTTACCCGCTACTGGTGATTTTGCTTTATGGTCTTCACCTTTTGGCTCAGCCACTTTTTCAACATACTCACGCATTTGTTCTGTTTGAGACTTTGCAGTTTCCTCAACTTCATCAGTTGATTCTACTGGCATTTCTTCAACTCCAAGTTCGGAAGTTGGCTCAAGAGCCTCATCTTCCTTTTCTTCGTCACCCATGTCACCCATAGGCTCCTCAGAATCTTCATCATCGTCCTTTTCTTCCTTATCGCCCATCATTTTTTCAAATTCAGACTTAAGGTCGTCAAGTGCGTCTTCAAGATCTACGACTCTATCTTCGATATCTTCGTCGTCTTCACCTTTGTCTTCGTCACCTTTGTCGCCATCCATTGCATCTTCAACATCATCAATCATGTCATCTGCTGGATCGCCGCCCATTTCTGGTGCTGGTGCTTCAGGTGTAATCTCTTCAATACCTTCTTCTGTTTTTTCTTCTTCAGTTGCTTCAGTAGTTTCTTCATCTTTTTCTTCATCAGATGCTTCTTCTACTTTATCTTCTTCAGATTCTTTAGACGCTTCGTCAACTTCTTTGTCATCATCTTCTTTTGATGCTTCGTCAACTGCTTCGTCTTCTTTTTTCTCTTCAGCGACGTCTAATTCTTTCACGTCATCTGCTAATAAATTTTCATAAATTGTTCTTGATTTTTCTACTACAATCTCGTGAAATAATTCTTCAGCACCTTTACGGTCTTCAGCAACTAATTTCTCAAGCATTTCTTCGAATTTGTTACGATCTGCCATTGTAATACCTCCTATAAGTGTTTTTTTGGTAAGGCTGTCAGTAATATTTACATATAATGATGAAAATACGCGGAATATAGGCTCAAAATGCGTTATTTTGAAACCTTAATGTGATTATATGAACTGCTTACAGAACTCTGTAACAGTCATATGGGTAAAGTTGCTAAACTTTTTAAGACTCTTAGGACAAAAATCTTCCCCATCTTTAACCACACGTATATATCTGTTTAAATGATTTCTCTGGGCAATAATGCCTGTTTGACGCTCCCAGTTGCCATAGTAGGTAGCATTATCATTCTCATTTTTGTAATTCAACGTACCAGCATATATGTTGTTTACTTTGTCCTCGTTGCCCCCTGTACCTGTTGTGCCTTTAAAATCAAAGCCTAACAAGTAAAAAGTTTTATGTTGATGATATGTAGCAAGGTCTAATGCAGTAGGTCCGCTACTCCAACCCTTGCTTGGATTAAAAAAATTTAATCCTTTTACATCTTTAAATGTTTTATTTGGATTAGTCCATACAGGAATACGCATTTGGTAGTTAGATTGTGCAATTTCCATTACCATTTTGGCATCTACAGCCACAAGATAATCGCAATCAAACGTTCTATAGATTGCATTGCAACCATAAATTTTTCCGTATTGTCTTAATGGTTCTAATGGGATGTCTTTACGACTTGTTCCGTTTCCTAGCACGAATGCTACTGACATTTACTACACCTCGGCTGTATTAGCGGCAATTCCGTACATTTGTCTTACGAAATCTAAATCTTTCTCCTGCTCTTCTTTATGTAGTTCAGATGCTAATCGAGCCTTATTGATTTGGCGTAGTGTTAGGCGTGTCTTTCTTGTATCACTTTTCTTCATGATACTGTCGTCCATAGAAGCATCATAGGACTTATCTTCTATAGGTTCCAGTGATTCTTTATCAAAATAAAATAACTCTCGCAGTATCATATAATTATTTAGCCTTATTGCTGTGGAGTACCGCCACCACCGCCTAGTGGTTGACCTGTTGCTGTGTCTGGAGGTGTTGCTTCTCCGCCTGCTACTGGATCTGGCTCTGCTTCTGGATCTACTTCTTCAGTTCCACCCAAGTCAGCAGTAATACCTGCACCACTTACGCCAACGCCACGCATTTCACCTGCGGCGTCTGTTGGAGGAGCCTTAAGATTTTCATCGTTCTCTTCTCTCCAATAACGTTCGTTCTCTGCAAGTTCTTCTGCTGTCATACCTAAGAAACGTTTCATCGCATATCTATTTGATATAA